CGTGTTTCTGGATGCTACGGGCGCTCCGCTCGGGGCGTTTTCGACCGATCGCCGATGCTATCCCTGATTTACGTACCTGCGATCTGCGTCACCTTCGCACTGATGAGCTGTCCCTGGATAATGACCCCAAGGAACCCTGACTTCCTGGTTACAGAACTTACATGTAAACAAGGAACCTCGGTCATCGGTCCCTTCATAGTTGAATCCAACGAAGCCCGTAGGCTGTACCTTACGACTGTCTACAATCAAGGCGTCGAGTACGGGGGTGCTATCTCCCTCGATCAACTCGATGTACTTTTCCAGAAAATGCTTGGCCTTTAGCAGATCTTCAATTCCATTCTTGTCTCGATGTCGGCAGACGTACTTCGTGATTTGCCCCTGGAAGTAGTCCAGGTTTTGGGCCCAAACAAAGTCCCAATGCTGAATCGATACGTCCTTGTAATGCTGCCCTCCTACCTGCTCGTCATTCGCCTTAGTGTTTGACATTATTGACTCCTTCCGCTCCGTCAAAGTCCGGTATCTGTACATAGGGATTATTGCTTAGTTCCTTGTATAAACCGTGGGCTCTTAGGTGGCCTTTAAGTTCGCTGTTAAGTATGGCTTTAACGGCAACTACCCCTCGGCTAAGTGGACCAAAGAAGCACACGTTACCCAGAGAAATCTCCTCCACTGCCTTAAAGCAGAGATCCATGAGATCGGCGTAGTGGAGCAGCATCTCGTCCAGATGGGGGAGAGCATTGACCTCTATCTCCAATTCCTTACAGATTTCCCGCTCCAGCTCGATTACCGCTGCGTTCAGAGGCTTACTACGCCACTTCGCCGGTGCGGGTATGTCCCCCGTTAGCAGTTCGGGAGCGTCGTGCATCATCGTCCTCCAGACACTCTCTAGGGGTGGCTTACCGTCATACAGATAAAACACTAGCATCAGCATATTAGCTGTATGGGCGCCTACCGTCTCTTCAGAGACTACGTGCGGAACCGTATGCCACCGCTTTACCCTGAAGGCTTCGCGCATGAACGTAATGAGGTCAGGCTTCACGTTTATTCTCCACTCTTTCTAACCAACGAATACATCCTTGTCTCCAGTCCTCGTCGAAGATGCGACCCGCTATGTGTATAGCTAGGGGCAGGTTTCCGCTCTTGTAAGTCTCCCAGGCATCATACATGGGGGTGGCGTTATCCCGCAGTATGCGGCACTGATAGGGTCGATTAGTGTGGATTCCCTCCTCCACGAATCGCTGAGCTTCCTCTTCGTCAAAGTTACGTGGGCCGAACCTCCAACATTGGAAGGTAGGATGTAGAGTATACCACTCGTCCTTGCCTTCCTTATTCCACTTATCTACCCAGGCCTCGTAGACGTGGAGGTTATTAGTGAATTGGTGGTAATCGCCCACTTCTAACTGGAGAGCGTTAGCGATGTATTCTTGGAGGATAGACATATGAACCACGTTAGCTCCAAGCATTCCCCACACTAGATCGTTCGACCTGTTACAAACGGTCATTTCTAGTTTTCCATACTTAACCTGGAAGTAGATGTGGGTATTACAGGGTAGGTCCTTACTGTCTACCTCTAGGTCAGACCTCGGATCCCACATAGCAATGACGGCCCTACGCGTGATAGAGTCTTTATTCAGCATATGTATGACCGTTTCGATCTGGTCAATCCCGAAGTGGTGCATCCACCTATGCCCGTACGCACCGTGAAAGGTCATCGCGTTGTCTGAATACTGGGCGATATTCTTGGCGAACCTCTCTGGGAACGATACAGAATTGCTCCCCGCTAGCATCCAGATCGCCTCCATGTAGTGGAAGAACGGATTGGCGTTCCGCACGGGGTCAAACAATACCCTGCGGTATGGGGAAGCGTGGGTAATAAGCACGGGACACTGGAATACAAGTGCCGGTCCGTTTCTGGTATCCTCCATCTCTGCGAAGTTCTTCTTGATGTACTGAAGCTCATAGTACGCTTCGTTGACGTCTCTGTACGTTAGGGCGATTGGTTTCATGGGGCGGTGATCACGATCTGCTTACGAGTCTTGGTTACGGTACACAATTCCTTACCCAGGTCGTTATCCCAGATTTGGATGTGCGTATTGGGGAGAACCATAGCGCGGAAGATGGCCCGTTGCGCAATCTTGTAGCAGTAGAACCGACTGATAGGCTTGCCGCCCCCATTGATAAGGACGATTGGTTTCTTTCCCATGATTTTTCCTTTGATTATCGGCCTGGGTAGCTACTACGTGGTTTACCCTGACCTAGTTTAACTCTTTCATATTTATCAAACTCACAGAGGCAATTCTGTACATCCTGAAGACATAGATCCTGTCTACCTAGCTGGTATTTCACCTCCCTCATTTCGGCCAGTCCTTTGGCCTGTGGTATGATATCGCTGAGCGGGCGTCCGTGAAGGCGGTTCAACCCTCGAGCTGACCCCGGCCCTACGGCGGCCCAGTTATCCCAATCCTTCGCGTTACAGAGTACCGGGGTATGCTTCAGGTCGGCTATAATCTGCCCCGCTATAAATGGCCCTACGCAGGGGTATTTCCCATCTATAATCGCCTCCCACGAGCGTTGGATGCTAGTGGGGTCAAGCTTGGGTATACGTCTGAAGTAGTGATCGGCGTTACCCGTGACCCATAGGTTCTTTCTGATCCCCGTAGGGCCAGCCGTAATCATGTAGGCGCCGGTGTATATCTTGAGACCTTTACGCTGTAGGAAGTCCAGTTTGCCGCAATATAGGTCTTTGTTCCACTCTTTCGGGAAACCAATGAACTCTAGAGTGTCGGGCCAGTTAATGGTCCTTCCGAGCATGATAGCAGGAATAAAATTGGGCTCGTCCCAATACTGCTCGTTCCGCCAGTTCTTAGCGAACCACTGGGTAACCTTGTCGTCCTCCCGCTTGACGTTACAAAACTTGAACTGTTGAAAGATGGGGTCAGTACTCCAGGGCTTCTTGGCTCCCTGTACCTTGAGATCGTGGACTTTCTGCCGCTCTTCCATCCAATATCTCATCTCTCCTAGCAAGTTAGATTTTAGCATCTGCGGCCCTGTACAGGTTGTATACTTGTTCGAGAGCGTTCTTGTGATCAAGGGTAACCACGTTACGCTCCGTCCGAATCAGCTTATCCTTAAGCATCTGTATCTTGCGTATCCTGCCTCGGGTATTGTCTTCATTGAGGGGCTTATTGTTGCCCTTAGCCAGCCGACGCGCCTTGATCCGTTCGATACAGAGTTCGATGGGGGTATCCAGAAACGCGAAGACATGTTCGTCCCCATAGCGTTCAGACGCCTCTCCCAGCTTACCGTAATACTCTGAGCCCAGTAGACCCTCGTAGAACACGTGCCCTTTGGGGGCGAAATAATGAATGAGCTCAATTTGTTGGCCGGCGGTGAGGGTATCGCAGCCGCCGCACTGACTATTGTAAGTACCAAGGATGAAGAGAACTTCCTCCAGATCGGGTATATTCACCGCGTAGGCGGGCACGTCCATCTGGAGGGTAGCCTTGCCCTTCTCCATCAATCCTCGGGCTATGGTGCTCTTACCAGACCCACTAGTGCCGTGTAACTTAATAAGCATTGAATTCGCTCCTAATTGCGTCGAGGAAGTTAGTCTGTACCTTCTCTTTGCCCAATAATACCCTGGCTACTACCTTATCCAGCGTTTTGTCTGCGAGTATCCTGTGTACGATAACTCGATTGCTAGGTTGCCCTTGACGCCAGACACGTTTATAGAACTGGTGAAACGTATCCAGGTCCCAGCCGAGTCCGTAGTAGCAGACATTGTGGCAGGCGTCTTGTAGATTAAGTCCATGTCCGGCGGAGAGAGGGTGAGCCAATAGCACGGGTATTTCACCACGATTGAAGGCATCGATTACCTTGTCTAACCTAGTTCCAGTCATTCCGGTGAGGCACGGAGCGTCTTTGAATACCCTGCGGATACGCTCTAGGTCGTGCTCGAATTCATAGGCTACGAGCAAGGGAGTACCTTGAAGTTGCTCCACTAGGTCGTTCAGGGCCTCCGTCTTGACATCGTGAATATGGTGATTAATATGGAACTCGTCGTACACTCCCCCATTAGCCACCTGTCTACACTTGGTACCGATAGCAGCGGCGTTAATGGAGAGGATAGTAGTGTCCCCGATTTCCACCATAAAGTCATCCTCGAAGCTCTTGTAAATCTTGCGAGCCTCGGGTGGAAGGTCGATATAGATGTCGTTAAAGATCAACTCGGGCATTTCTAAGTGATCCTCGGCGGCCAGTCGCATCACGCTAGGCTTGATCCGCGCTTGGATTAGCTTATCCGCACCCTCCCGTAATCTCCACTCGTACCCACCGTAACCGGTGGCGAAGAAGTAGTTCATTCTATAGTGAGTAATGAACTTCCCTAAACTGACTCCTTGATCCATGACGAAACACTGTCCGAATAGGTCCATATATCCGTTCGGAGCAGGCTCCCCCGTCAGAATGATCCGACGCTTGAACTTAGGCAGCAGCGGACGAATGAGCTTAAACCGAGCAGTGTTAGTCTGCTTGAACTTAGTGGACTCGTCTACGACCAGCATATCAGTCTTGATCTTGTCAGGACCACCGGCGGCTAAGAACCACTTAACCCCCTCTGGGTTCAACAGATAGATGTCCGATACGTTCTTGAGACGATCGTCCTTCTCCGACCCATGAAGAATGGTGTAACTAAGGTGTTTGAAATCGTCCCACTTCTTGATCTCATCCGGCCACACTTTGTACATGGGCCGTATGGGGGCGATAATCAAGACACGATTGACGTGGCCGGTCTTGCGTAGATGGGAAATCGCGGCGAGCACGATAGATGTCTTCCCCATACCTGGGTCGAGGAAGATGCCGCAATTAGAGTTGCCGAGGGTAAATTTCACCCCCTCAAATTGATAAATTTTCGGCACCCATGGAACACTCATAGCCACCTCGCTACGGTAGCTTGACTACATCCCACTATTTTAGCAATCTTAGCTTGACTCATTTTCCCTTTGAGTTCCTGTATTCGTAGTTTTTGAATATCGGTGATTTCAAACCAACGACCACCTCGTTTTCTGTCCTCTCTATCTTGAACGTTGTTAACGGCGTTACCAAGATAAAGATGCTCAGGATTGACGCACTTAGGATTGTCGCAACGATGAAGGACTTGTAGACCCGTGGGAATAGGTCCGTTGACTATCTCGTGGATCACTCTGTGGGCTAGGTCATCTTTACCATTCCAATAGATGTACCCATATCCGTGATTCCAGAATGAACCCTTCCATTCCTTGCAGTCTTTCATACACCTTTCCTTTTGTAACTACCCCTAGAGTATACTACGTATTCACTATCCGAGTCTAGGGGAGTACACGAATAAGTTCTTGGGAACTAGTGGGGGCATGAACTCCGCCATCCTAGCGGCCTTCTCACCATGACCTTTGAACCCAGCCCGCTTTCCCACGTTATCTGACCCTACCCAGTTCGTCCCCGTACCGATGTGGTACCAATCACACAAACAGGACTCGATTTCGGCTGGGCCGATAGGTCTGTCGAATAGGGGTGGGGCTAGCAGGTCTAGGTCTTCCACGTCCCGACAGATCTTTTCAAAGGCTAGCTGAACATTGAGGTACGGGTAGAAGGCTTGAGCGGCCTTAGCAGGTACGGAGGACAGATTACGGGAGAGACCCTGGTAGGAAGTGATGGTTAGCCCTAGACAGCGATCCATGTAGTCGCACACTTTAAGCTGGTAGTACGGGCCGAACAGCGCTAGCCCTTCGCAGGTGCTCTTAACCCCAGAGTAGGTGGTGGGAAACTTGAGGAAAAACTCTGCCGGATCGGGGCTGAAATCTTGCATTACCCGCAGGGCGTTAAGCCCAGCTACCCCTCGGAAGTGACGACGACCTGACCCACGGGGAGCAGTAGAATACTTGGACTTGATAAACTCCCAGAAGTCCACCCCATCGTGATCCGCTGCTTCAGCTGCCGTACCTACGTGGTAGTAGGTCAGCATAGCGGTACAGAATTTAGCCGCCCACGCTAGACCCCACTCTTCGCGGGCTCGCACGATAGCCCAGTAGGTAGGATCGTTGTCCCCCGTAGCGATGTCCGCCTTCACGAAGTCCTTAAACGTCTTGATCTCCTTTGGTAAAGTGGTGGATAACTTCGTACCCAAGGGCCCAACCGTCAACCACGTAAACGTGGACTCCGTGACTTCTAAGCTGGTCATGTATGTGTTCCTGTAATTTGGTGGGCTTTTCACCCTTCCGTTTGAATTCTATAAACCAGACGTTACCTCTGTATATGAACAATCTATCGGGCCATCCTCTCCTTCCCAGTACGTTTAGCTTGAGAACTAAGCAACCTCTCTCTAACGCGTGATCAACTACCTTCTGTTCACCTACTTTTTCTAGATCAGTATTTACAGGGACCGCCGTACCTGTTCGAGTAGTCGCACCAGCTACAGTGGCTACCGGACCTGGTCGGGAAGATAGTGTCGGTTTCGGCATTCTTGATCCTTCCATCTAGCATGAGTCGGATGGGCTTGATCTTATTGGCCTCGGTTATCTTGGGCTTCGTCACTATACCCTGATCTACGTAAATCAGTCGAGTATGGTATTCCTCAGCAGGAAAATGGGCCGCCGCTATCGCCACGTAATCTAGCATCTGCTTCGGGTGGGAGTCGTAGACCTGCCCAGTCTTGTGATCCTCGACGTGGCATACGCCGGGTTCAGAGTAGACTATGTCGAGTATAGCTCTGAAGTAGGTTTCCTTGTCTCCAAAGTCACACGGGGACCAATCTTCCCTAACGCCCAGCTTTTGCTCGGACATAGCCTTCTTGGCCTTAAGCAGCATAAGGTGTCCGGAGACGCGCTGGAACTCGTAGGGGTACATAGATAGCTGTCCCTTGAAGTACTTATCAGCACGCTCGTGTATAGCTGTCCCCCGTTTGGCAGCAGGAGACTCGGGCCGAAAGCCCTTCAGTCGTTCAAGATACGAGTACTGATACTGTCGAGGACAAGTTTCGTAAGTAGACAATCGACTATAGGACCATGGTCTCATGGCGATCCTTCCACTCGTTTAATGTAATTCTTCATCACTTCAACCATATCGCCACGTTCGGCGTTACTGATGTAATTGACTCGTGCCTTCTCGCCAAAGCGGAAGGTCAGTAGGCAGAATCCCACTAACTTCTTCTCACCTTCCTTCAGATGGCCATTGAAGGTTCTGTCTAGAAGTTCAGCTAAGGTGTTCATTAGCTTGTGGAATTCCGGCTCGATTGGGTCATTCATTATGTCTCCTTCGACCAGCACTCGGGATCGGCACACGGCGGGCCGCCATGATTGCCGTCACACTTGTCTTGCGCCGCCTTGGGCGCGAGGGCGCGGGCTGCTTCGCTCATTGGACAGGTAATGACTGGAGGATTCGCACCGGCGCAGTCACCTTGACAAACCGGGCACCCATAGGACATTAGAAGCCGCAATGCCGCCTCCACCTCTCCCTGCGCGGCCTCTGTGGGAGCGGCGTCGTACATGGCGCGCCACGTTGATCCAGGAAGCCCTGAGTATTCGAGGCCCGCGTTAGCCATTTCCGGCGTCGGATCGCGCGGGCACACCTTCGTTGGGTTGGTCATATATCTTCATCCATGCGCCATCCTATGAACGCGGGATGCCGCGGCTTATCTTTAACACCGATGGGGATGAACTCGTAGGTAACAAGGCGGCCTTTATACTTGTCTCGATTCTTCCAAATCTCATCTCGATCAGCAAAAGTGAGTCCAGTCCCGATATTAAACGATACTCCACTCTTAATATCAACCACCTCAAGCGCCCCAAGCGTACCCATAGGCACGAGATTTGCCTGGTGACTTGATCTCTCTGTATACCCCAAGTTATCAGTCTTGGCTTCGTTTCCATTGTGCATTTGCTCCACGAATCCTGTTATTCTGGCCTCAGATGTTTCCTTCCGCTTGAGCTTAAGTAGGCCACCCTCTCGAGCTGTCGAGCGACCTTGCTTGTAAAGACCATCGGGATCGCGTAACATGAGACCCTCGTAACCTGCGTCTAATGCCTTCTCTTCCAAGTGAAGCAATCCAGTCATGTCGTAGATGAGCGTATGGGGGACATGTCTAATACGATGGTGTACGTGCTGATATGCCATCACTTCTTTCAGTCTCTCGGAGAACTTGTCCTCCGTAACTACATCGAAAGCGTAGAAGCAGAGATCGTCAATGGGAGCGCTGAAGGACGACGTTACCTTCATCGTGTCTCGAAAGACTGATTTACTAGTGGGGTCGCCTACGATGAGCTCCCCATCCAGAGGTCCGTCAAACTGGAAGGCGTCTTTGATCGCTCGGTTGGGGAATTTCTTTAGTGATCGAGAGTATATCTGATCGACTAGGTAAGTGGCTCTAACTCCGTCAAGTTTCGGTGAGGCTAGGACAGGAAATCGGAGGATTGAGAAATCCACGGGATCGGCTAGCATCGGTTTAAAGGGCACGGTAAAATCGCCTGTTTAAGAGTGGGAAATTCGGGGAGCTACCCTACCCTACCCTATGGGTGTAAAATAGCGTAGCGGTCGTTTTACAAGTGGTTCTGGACTGTTAAGCCACCGCCGGTACGGGAGCGCCCGCGTACTCTAGGATGTCCCACCAGTTCTTGCCGATCTCCACCTTAGCCTTGAATGGAACATCCCATCCCTGCTGCTCTTCCATCGATGCCTTGATCTCGGCTATCTCTGAATGGAGATGAGCGGGGTCCACCGAGTAGACGTTCTCATCGTGTACTGTCGCCAGAAACCGGCGATGCGAAGTCTTGTATCCCGCAGTGTTGATCGCCTCTTTGGTTTGGTCGGCGGCGGAACCTTGGATAAGGTAGTTAAGGAGCTTGTACTCAAACGTCCACTGCTGACCGTTGACCAGTTTGCCCTTCTCTGCGTAAATGAGCCGGCCACCCCACGTCTTGACCGGTAGACCCTGGCGACCTCTTTTGGAGACATCGTCCATGAGCTCTTTGAAGCCCGGCAGAGCCTGGAAATAATGGGAGCGGATCGTAGCGGCAACGTTATTACCCACGCCCAGTAATTGGGACAGCGAGTTAATCCCACTACCGTAAATGAGCGAGAACCCCGTGATCTTAACGAGTTTCCTATCAAGTTTGAGACCTGCATCGCGCTCAATGATTTCGGACACGGCCTGATGGAAGTCCGCTCCAGGATCATTGCGATAGATTTCGGCCGCACGACCCTCAGCAAAGTGCGACGCGATGCGCATCTCTTGACCATTGAAGTCGGAGGTAACAAGTATATCACCTTCGTCGGGGAGAACATACTGCCTCATGTAGGGGAGTGGTAAGAGGTCCGGTGGAGGGATCACTTCAAATTCAGTAGGTACATTCTGAAAATTAGGATCGTTACTGCTGAGACGACCAGTTCTGGTACCATACTTCTCTCCACGTACTTGATTGAAGTTAGGATGGAGCCTCCCCCCGTTGCGGGCAGCTAGCTCGACCCACGGCCTCATGAAGGTCGTGAGGATAGTCTTCAAGTTTCCCCGGTACTGGATGAGCTGTTTGAGCTCGGGGTCTCTGACGGCGTCGTCAATACTGCCTTTAGCGACACTAACCTTGCCAGTGGGTGTCCGCCTGAAGTCCCCTTCATCACACCGGCCACTCTTAATAAGTCGTGTACCGAGCTCAGCGGCACTATCAAGATTACACGGACCAATGAGCTTGATGAGGCGTTCTGAGACAATAGTGAGTTGTCCTTCGTAGATTCCAAGATCGGTCTCCAGTTTCCTATTGTTAACACGAATACCATCGGCTTCGTTTTGATTCAGAATAGCGGCTAGGCGTTGTTCCCTACGGTACGCTTCCAGCATACCCTTCTTGTTAATATCCATCATTAGATGGTCGAAGAGCAACCGCGTCCGATACGTGTCCCCATTAGCGTAGGGCGCCACCATATCACCGGGCGCCTTACAGATATGAGCGCCGGGTTCCTTGCCGTAACCCTTGGAGGCTAGATACTTGTGAAGCGTATCCTGCTCGGCGGGGTCCAGACCTAGGATGCGCTTCGCGGACGGCTTCAGGCTAAGGGTATCGGCCTGGGGATCGTACAGATAGTTCAAGAACAGCGTGTCGTGGACCTTCAGCGGATCGCGCGGACGGGGGAGGTTCATCCATTTATGGGCTACCTCGGTGTCGAAGCGGCCATTATGGTAGCAGTTTTCCTGGTCCCATATTGCCCCGAGGATACGCTGAGCTTGCTCCCACGTAGTATTGTTCCCAGAGGGATGTCCCCACGCGAGATAGAACGGGTCCAGGGTATTCGCGTACCAGATGCTGACTCCCACCGGCTTCGGCGGATAGCTGGGCCGCTTCTCAATTCCTTCCGTTTCAAAGTCGATTATGTTCATAGGCTTCCTATTTGAAGAAGTACGCAATCAGGGCAGCTACGGCGGCGGCTATCATGCCTTCTAGGGCTAAGGTGATAATTCTCACCTTAGCCTCTAGCAGGACTACCCTAGTCAGTAGTCCCTTCTCGTCCAAGTTACTTCTGCGGAGTATAACAGTGTACCACCATATCCGTGATCGGGGGATATGGCGTGTTCGGACCGTTGTTGAAGATTTCCAGGACGTATATCCCACCTGGCTGTAGCACGATTACGTTAGGTCCAGGTGGCCCGCCTACGCAGTAAGGAATGGAGGGATAGGTGCCGATAGCCTGATACATAAGCGCCCCGTTACCATCCTTTAGCTTCACGTCACGTTGCTGCGGACCGCCGCTGCTACCATGCTCCCCGATGCTGATCGTATTCATGTTCGGGCCGCTAGGCCAGTCAGTGGGGACGGTCAAGGTAAGTTTGTACGTCTCATCACCCTTCATGCTAGGGTACGGCGGTGTTCCAGTGTAGACGTGCCCGCCGAATGGTAGCACCCCTTCTTGACCAGCGGTACTAGTGCCAGTACCCGTAGTGGGTTGACCTGAGGTATACTCCTGCCCGACCGACCAGTCGGACTGCGTGTAGTAGTTCAGTACCGGCGGCGGGCAGAGTGAGAATTGTACTACATCGCCTCCATCCAATAGTACCTTATTGTTCCACTTATGGGCCTGAAGGTCTTCCACCATCTTCATAGATGACGGGTAGTTCTTGGCCGGTATCCAGTTTGGATCGGCGGGCTTCGTGCTAGGACGGTCCATGCTTCCTCCTTGGTTAGTACTTCCGTGCTACGGCTTGTCCTTCCGGCTTCGGTTGCGGCTTGTCGTAGGGACTGAAGATAAGCGGAGTGGACTCGCGCCGCTTATTGAGAAGAGCTTGTATAATCGCCCCATCCGCGATCTTATCCATCAGTTGGAAGTTCACCTGAAACTGAGTCTTAGGATCAGGCTCGACCGACATCTCGGTAATTACCGCCAATGGGGGGAGTTTGAGCACATTCGCGATCTGCGAGGCGTAGGTACTCCAATTCTTAACGGACGTGACCGGTAGTTTCGCCAGTGCAACTTCTGCCCCAGGGAGCTTGCTTGCATCCAGGTCATCCGCCGATACAATCGCCAGACGGCGAACATTCTTACAAGCCTTCCCCTTGCCGCCACCGGGATCACTACCCCAGACATTATTCGGACATACTTCGCAGGTTTCCGCCTGAGGTTTTGCTGAATCCGGATGTGGTTTGAGATCGTCATCCGTCTCGGACATCGCGTAGCAGATTGGCGGCTGAGGATTGTTCGGATCATACCTGTCTTCGTAGAGCTGGTTCTCGAAAATGGAGTGAATGATTACACAATTCACCCGATTCTTGGGCATCGAGTTACCGCCAATGGTGAGCTGTCCACCCTTGAACGATACCCAATTGCCGGACGGCTTCTCAGCCTCCGCCGTCTGTACCGCCATCTTGGCGAGTTCTTCCTGCCAATTAGCTACGGCGTTGTTCGGAGCTACTGCGGGAACTACGGGTGCCGCTTTGGGCGGTGTTGCTTTCGGGTCGGCCATTACTGTCTCCTAGGATTTAGCACCAGATACACTGAGTTTGTAAACCTCTTGCTTACCTACACCGGGAAGCTCAATACCTACTTCCCACCTCGCCTTCACCGCTAGGCTAGTCAGCCGACGATGAAGAAGATCGAATTCACCGGTCTCCTTGATATGATCCCAAATAAGGGTCCACTCTGTAGCGACCGGCTCGATGAGGGTAGACATCTTGACGATGCCGTTAGCCGCCCCCATTGCGGAGAGTCCCTGTTCTTTGTACTTACTGATAATTGCGTCCTTGAGAATCTCTTCAAATTCCTTAACTGCGGCAGCCTCCTTGTCGAGGTTAAGACGTTGCGCGCGAACCGAAATGTATTGGTTCACGAGGTCCGGCAATTGGGAGGAGATTGTTTGCTCGAATTCCATTATTTCTTGCCTTCCTTTCCTGTTCTCATGTAATGCTTGGCCAGACGCGCAGACTTGAAAGTCTTGTCGCCTACGGTTTTTCCTGTACGGGAGAGTCCTTGGGAGACTCCAAAATGGACTGTCTGATTTCCTTGGCCAGCTTTACGACGCACATCATCCTCCTTGTGATAACGACGTTCAGCCTCGGATTAGGCTGCTGAATGTGGACTTGGTCAAAGTCCTTGAGAGTATCCTCTTCCGTGAAGTCGCGGATGGAGAAGTACGGACCACCGCGCGTAGACGTGGAGAAGTCCTTCCCCTTGAGGAAGTCTCCAATCAACTTATCGGAAGTGGGGTAGACCCGTCCGTAGGCAGGATAGGCCGTGAGAGTTGCCTTCATTTGAGACCCTTCACTAGTACGGCTATCAATCGGATAGCCTCGAATTCTGATCCTAGTATACTATAGATTTGTTCCTAGCACTAGCGGTTTTCGGTGGAATTCGGTGCGAACTTTTCTCGAACTGTGCGAGTAATATACTCTGTACGTTTACAATCTTTACAAAGAAAATCACGAAACTCTTCTGGAAAATGTTTCTCTTCGTCATTTACTCTTATAGACAAAGGTTCTTTACACATCTTACAAAAGGTGGTTATAATGCCCATAATATCCTCAGTATTTCTTGTTACTAAGGTTCAAGAGTTTCATTGCTAGTTCATACTGCTTACGGTAGGGCTCTGTGTTAGTCTCCTTTCTCCATCTATCGCGATTCTTGAAAGCTCTGAAACGAACATTTACCCCGTTAATCTTGACGAAGGGAAGTCCTGGTTGTATAAAGAATTGGGCAAACTCTTTATTGAATGAATTGGTGGTTACTTTGTGAGGCTCTAGCAGTATAGTCAAGACATTATTGGGGATACATTCTAATTCAGATATGTCCTCCAAATCTTCCATTATTTCATCTTTGACCGAAGTCTTGTAACTCTTAGATGCATCTATCACTTGATCCTTAACCTTGGAACGAGTATCCAGATCGTCGTAGCCAGTGGGGTCAACGTTATTAAGCAGGTGGTATCTGAAGTAACTAGGGCCGGGTCCATTAACCCATCGTTCAAATTCTAGTCCAAGCCTCTTATCATCGGCCTTAGCGAAACCACCTACTACAAATCGGCGGTCCCCTTCCTGTATCTTACTTCTCAGCCCGTTACAAGTAAAGATGTTAAGAGTGTAATTATGCTCTCGGTAATTCTTGCCGTACTTTACACGCACTTCATAACTGTCCCCCGTTATCAGATCTTTGAGCCATTCCTCATCCATCTTGTTATCAAACTCGGCCCACTCCCAACTTGGACGTCCTCGCCAATTAGAATTGAAGTCTACGTCTAGATTGACTTTGAATGCATAGTAGGTTTTGTGTAACGCCCGACCTACCAGAGTAGCGAAATTGGTCTTACCCGAACCTGGATCACCTACTAAGTGGATAGCATATTTGGGGGTAGTAGCGGGATTCTGAGTATGCTGAGCTAGGATAGTCAGAATCTTATCAACTGTAGTAGGATCATCCCTACAAAGTGAGTTTAATACTTGAAGAGCTATACCAATATCGCCCCTAACTGCCTTCGGCACGTCGCAGGGTTGGAACTTGTTAATTTTGTGAGAAGGCGGTTCGTCTGTTTCATCGAGAAAAAACATCTCTTCTTCATCAGGTTGATACTTCATCCCCGTAGCTATTCTGAGATTAGGTGATTGTAGCAATCTCTTGGTATCATATGAAACACGCAAAGGACGATTAGCAGTTATGTCGTCAGCAGTACCGAAGGTACACATTATCTCGTTAGCATGTTGCGCCGTTATCAACTGCCTATTCTCACAATCGAAGAACATACCTGCAGCTTCTTCGTATATGAATCGTCCTAGTGATCGAATCTCTAGCTGAAGATAGGGATGATCAATATAGCGTTTGGTATCTTCACGAAGTAGTCGATTAAACTCGTCAATCCCGACTTCATTAAGGTAATCGTCAGGTCCTCGTTTGTCTCCATTAGGCTTGGGAGGAGGGCGGCATGTATAAATTGTATCTCGTTTCTGCGCTCGTAATTTCAGTAAATCTTGCGAGAAGTTATGTACAGCGTTATTCAGTTTGCGTTCGTCTGACTCTTCGGTATCTGAATCAGGGAAGTAGATAATCTTGTTAACTTGATCGCTCTGAGCGAACTTAACTATCTCTGGAATAATGGGGGTATTCTTTGTACCAGTACGATAACTGTATACACCTGCGATACCTACAGCATGGTAACCTATCGCAGCGAGCCGTACCGCGTTCAGTACTCCCTCCACTATGATTAAATCATACTTAACTCCTGGAGTAAACCAGTCTGTCAAATGGGGAGGAATATACAACGAGTTCGGACTGCCCTTAACTTTGTAATACTTCAGTACCTTATTCTTCTTGAGCTCGTTACCAGGAAGAGGAATGACGTTCGTCTTAGCTGGATCATACATCAATCTAATCTGTCGATCGCCAGTTAGATTAATTGGGTAGGCGAATCCACCTATAGCGCCGTCGTTTTTGGTACCAAAAATACCCTGACCAAAATGATCAGCGGCAGCCTTTAATGAAAGGAGTTCACCTTTCATTGGTTCCAGCATTTCAAGAGTAAGACCACGGGACTTACAGTATTCGGCCCAAAGATCAATTAAATTGGGAGGAATAGTGCCATCTGATACTGGCCAGGGCATTGTGTTAGCCTTTGACGGGTAGAAGTCTGGGACTTGGTTAGCTCAGTAGGGGGCGTTGCACCCGATCCTTTTGACCTTACCTTGTCCAGTTGCCTGGAAAGAGATGCGCATCTCTCTCCCGACTCCTGCCTATAGTATAGCGCGTTTTGGCCGTTCAGTCGAGAAGTTTCGGTTGATAAAAAATGGGCCCCGAAGGGCCCATAAGACTGCCACGGACGTAATTACTGGTTGGCGGATTCGGTGGTCTGTTCGCCTTCGGGTTGCTCGGGTGTCTCGGGCGTTTCGGCGGCTGCTTCGGCCTTCTTCTTGGCCATAGTCTGGCGAAACAGTTCCTTCCGAGCATCTTCCTTCGCCTGATCCTTCGAGATGCGCGCCGGGTCTTCACGGTTCGCCTTACCCTGGCCAAGCGTGAATTCGAGACCTTCCCAGCTATTCGCGGGGACCATGTAGTCGAGCGTAATGAACCCGCGCTCGGCGCCATCGTTGAGATCGACCCAGATGTATTCGATGACCTTATCCGGAGCGCTGAAGCCCTTGGAGTTCGTCGTCCAAACGGGGACAGACTCTCCGTCCACGATGATCTGGAAGTCGCCGTCGGGAGCCTTATCGGCCCGCTTCGGCAGCTTGGGACGCCGCACGATCTGATACTGCACCCCGTTCGCGTCTTCCAGGAACGACTGAGCCTTCGATACAGTCGCCTCGGTCGTGTCTTCGCCCTCGGGAGCAGCTTGCTCG